ATGGAAAGAAAAATAGACAAACTTGAGTCATCTATTGAAAAACTTATTTCTATGGCTGACAAGTCTAGGGGTGGGTTTTGGGTAGGCATGATGGTTGTTTCAGGACTATCTAGCTTTGTTGGTTTCATTTCTCACTATGTGACTTTGAAATAACATGCCTTTCATGCTTGCCATCTCTGCTGTGAGTGCCATCAAGCAAGGGGTGGCAATCTACAAAGATGCCAAAAATGTTGGAAAAGAAGTTTATGGTATTTATGCAGAGCTAAGTGAGGGAGTTGGTAATTTCTTTGACCATCAAGAAAATGCCCAAAAAGAATTAAAAGAAAAAGAAAAAAATCCTCCAAAGGGCAAAAGCATAAAAGCACAGGCTCTTGAGAATGTCATCAAGAAAAAGCAACTCCAGCAAGCTGAGTATGATTTAAGGCAACTTTTGACTTATGAAGCTCCTCCAGAACTGGGTGCTTTGTGGACAGATTTTCAAGAGGAAAGAGCAAGACTTGAGAAAGACAAGTCTAAGTATGAACAGGCTCAAAAAAAAAGGATGAGCAAGAATATTACAGAAAAGCAAGAAACAAAGAAAAATGGAATTTTAGAATTGCAATATGCATTGCAGTCATGGTGGTCATCTTCACAGTTGCGGGCTTAATGTATTACATCCACTGGGATTATCAGATAAATAAAGTAGAGGAACAATGGCATATTGAGTTTATGAAAAAGTTTAAACCCAATAGCAAAGAGTATGAATGTTATAAAATTTTTCAGGAAACAGGGTATTCACCAAGATACTGTAACTAGGAGTTAATATGGATTGGTTAAAGACAATTGCACCTACTATTGCCACTGCACTTGGCGGCCCCTTTGGAGGTCTTGCCTATGAAGCAGTTTCTAAAGTCTTAGGTATATCTCAAGATGATGCTCAAAAAATGCTTACTGATGGAAAACTTACTGCTGACCAAATAGCAAGTGTCCAACAAGCAGAAATAGCTTTAAAAGCAAAAGCACAAGAATTGGGTTTAGATTTTGAAAAATTAGCTGTGGAAGATAGATCATCTGCTAGAGCTATGCAAACTAATACTCATTCTTTTATTCCTCCAGCATTAGCTATTATTGTTACTATTGGATTTTTTGGAATATTAGTTGGTTTAATGATGGAAACATTTAAAACATCTGATGCTTTGTTATTAATGCTGGGTTCACTTGGAACAGCTTGGACTGCTATCATGAGTTTTTACTTTGGTTCTAGTGCAGGATCACAAGCAAAAGATGCAATGTTACATAAATCAACACCTATGGAGCAGAAATGATTAATTCAAGGAATTTAGATGAATTACTACCTGAAGTTAAAGCAAAAGTTGAAGATTTTATTAAGGCTTGCCAACATTCTGGCATTGACTTGTTGGTTACATCTACATACAGGGATAATGAAAGCCAGGATGCTTTATATGCTCAAGGTAGAACCACAGAAGGAAGAATTGTTACAAATGCTAAAGGGGGTGAGTCTTTCCATAACTATAGGTGTGCTNTTGATGTTGTGCCTCTTGNTCAATGGAAAAGCTGATTGGGATGGAAGTCACCCAGTTTGGGCAACAATAGGTGAATTAGGTGAACAAGCTGGTCTAGAGTGGGCAGGCAAATGGATTCACTTTAAAGAGATGGCACATTTCCAATACACTGGTGGACTATCTTTAGCTGAACTTCAAGAAGGAAAAACAATATCATGAAAAACTTTAAAATTACTGGTAAAACTTATGAGTCTCCTAAATCACATTATGTGGTTTTGAGAGAACATGAAAAGAAAACTGAGCATGAGTTGCATAGGCTAGAGGATAAGCTCAAAAAGCATGAGCATCTGCCTATGGAAAAGGCACATCCAGAAAAGAGCTAATTTAGCTTGTTTTGGTAGTCTAGGTAGGTTTGGGGGAGTGGCACACCAGACGGCCACAAGTCAGCCTTTATCAAGCTAAAAACAGTCCTCAAATGGGCATCCATCCAGAATTGCTCCTTTTCCTCTTTATTTAGATAATGCCCTTGGTCTAGGGCATGGTGGCAGTCCCAGCAGAGTGCAGCAACCATATTGTCATCAGCCTTTATTCCTCTGCCCTTTCCATGTGCAAAGCTATTGGAGTGAGCACCCACTATTGTCTGGTCATCAGCACCACAAGCATGGCAGTGTAGGTATCTAATATTGTTTAAAAGTTTGGTACTTCTAACATATTGCCTTTTAGGGTTTGCTTTCAAGTTCAATTCCTTTCTGAGCACACCAAGCCTCTAACCAGTCCACAAATTGACTGGCTTGGTCTTTGGTGAAAGCACGGCTCTGAAGCCCTAATTGCACAATCCTATACCCATCTAAGGATGGGGCTACTTTGGAGGCTCTAAGCCCTGTTTCTGAGGCAAATTGATCTATTAAAAATCTTTTCCAGCTCTCCACATCCCACTTAGCTCCATAATGCTCTGCCTGCTTTGCTATGTCAGCAATAATTGCATGGAATTTGGCATTTTGGTCATGTGTCCTGTTTTCCTCCTGGACATTGAGAACTAGGGTTTTCCCTGATTCCAATGCTGTTTTCATTTTTGCCCACAAGGTTTTCATTAGTGCTGAACCTTGCTGGGGATTGACAAGTTTGTATTGCATATTAATCAATCATTATGTTTAACATTCTGAGGGCTGATTCAATATTATCCACAAGACAAAAAGCTCCTCCTTTCCAATTTTCTGCAAAGTGCTTTTGGTTTGCATTAAAGCCTTTTTTGCCATAAGAATTGTCTAAGTTTTTGACTTCCATAAGCAAGGTCTGACCATGATAGCCAACTAAAAGGTCACAAGGCTCTTTGATATGGTAAACAGTAGCTCCAACAGCCCTGAGAGCCTCCACAATGGCTTTTTGGTTATTATCAATCCTGCTTGCTATTCTCATTTTGTAATTCCTTAATCTTTTGAGCCACATCTTTTGCCAAGTTTTTTAACAAGGGTTCTGTTTCTTGTTTCTGTTTAACTGAATATCTAACATATTCAATCCATCCATCTCTTAAAGCAAGTTCAGCATAAAATTTGATTATTTTTTGATATTCAGCATCCCAATCAAACATTTTCTATAATCCATTTCCTCATTTCATTTGAATATTTTGATCCCAAATTATTGTAAATTCTAGGAAAGTGATTAACCAAAGGCAAACTTTTAGAAACTTTAATAGCTTTCTTATTTGGGCATTTTGAACAAGTTTTGTCTGATGGACTACATACACCTAACTTTTCGCATTTAGATAGCTCCTTAGTCTTTCTGGTTGATTTTGGCAACCTTTCTGCTATAGGGAATTTTGTGGTTAATCTATCTTTTACCATATTGTCCCAAGATGGGACTGGTTGCCAAATAGTTTTAAATTCACTCATATTAATTTCATCCCATAGTTATTAATGCCAGGTTTTACTACTAATCCCTCTTTTCTAATTAACTGGTTTGCTTTAAACTTTCTGTAGTTCACTTCATGATGGTGTCTATTGAATTTCCAAACTAATTTAGCCACATCTGGGTGCATATCCACAAGCATTTGGCTCTTGGGTAAAGTTCCCTCTTTGGCATAGAAAGCATCTGTATTGCCTCCTTTGAGGGTCTGAGTTGTAGCTTTTTGCTGGAGAAAAGCATTAAATTGGACAGTGCAGAATCCATCCTTAAGCACTCTTAGGCTCAAATCTGTATCTTCATTGTATCTACCTCTCCATCTGTAGGGTATGTCATTCTGGATAAGCAGGCAGGAATAAATCCTGGTGTTCATAACAAAAGGTGGATGTAATGCTTTAGCCAGAACAAAAAAGTCATAATTAAATCCTGAAATATAAACATTAGTGTATCTATCAATAAAATCCTCAGCACATCTAAAAATTGTTGGGCAATGGCATCTAACCATTCTGTTTCTGTTTAGCCTGCAAAAGTTTTCAATATTGTCATCCATGACCCAGTGCCTGTGAGAACCAAGGCTAATGGAATGTTCCCAAGCAAAGTTTCTTGCAGCTCCTGGTCCTTTGCTCTTGGTACTGCCAAGATTATCAAAGGTATCATACTTATCCAGATACTTTTGTGGCAGTATTAGGATTTTGGCTGGGTCTATGACCTTGGCATATATGTCAAATTCCTGTTCCTCAACCACAATGTAGTAAGGACAATTCATTTTCTCTAATGCCTTGCTAGTCAATCTGGAATCAGCTCTGCTTTTAGAAACAATGTAAATTGGGTATTTAGGATTCATCTACATACCTCAAATGAGCTACAGCTCTAGGCTCTGCATAAGGAAACCAGATTGTTTTGAGTTTGGGAGTTATTTTTTGACCCATCAATTCAGCAAACTTTTGTACATCTTTCTCATTTCTGAACCTGACATTTAGGACTCTGTAAGGAGTAAGGTCTTCCTGAAAGAACTCTGGCATATCTTGCCATTCAGCCTGAGCTGTAATAATTTCACCAAATAAATCATATTTCATGTTTACTCCTCAAAGCCTCTTGTGCAAACTTTAATGAAATTGGTCTAACTTTTTCACCAGACTCATATCTATCAATAATCCTTTTTGCCCATCCTTTTGGATCACCCTCATACTTTTTGTAGGATAAATCATAAGGACTTGGTGCATCACAATAGGCATTAAAACAAGATTCACAAGTAGTCCCAAAGTTTATTAAGACTGAATTTAATTGCCTGGACATGCACCTAGAACACAGTCCATAGACTTCTTTTTCTGGTTCATTTTGAGTTTCTGATTTTTTAAAGCTCATTTGTTGTACTTCCCATCAATTATTTTTTGAAAATTACTAGCATTTACTATCCAAACAAGGTCTGGTCTCCAAGTTCTGTTATTACTTTCAAAGCCTGAAAATAGCTTAGTGTCTTTGGCTATGTAATGAAAAAACTCATCCCACCAAACAAGTCCCTCCTCCAAATTTGTATATCCATCTGAAAAATCAGACTTTTGGGATGCTTGTACCCATCTGTTTTTTAGATTAGTTTGCCTTGCTCCCTCCCATATCCTTGGTTGAGTTAAATGGGGTAAATGCTTTTGGTAAAGTTTTAAAATTTCCTGATGGGGGCAAGTTAGGAGCTTTGCTCCTGACTGTATAGTATTTATATTTGGTTTATGGTTATTGGTTATTGGTTCATGGTTATTGGTTAGTTGCACATCTGATGAACACCTGTTAAACACCTGTTCAACGTCCGTTGGACTTCTGTTCAACATTCTTTTAAGGGCTGATGCTTTTCCTGCTTTAGAAGCAATATCAATTAATGATTTATAGTTACTAATCTCTTTATCACACCTAGAGTGATGCCAAAATTTAGAATCCTCAGATAAAGTGAAAAACATTTCCAAAATGCCTTTAACTGCCTCTTCTGAGTCTCTAGAACTGGTTTTCATGGTCAACTCAAACATATTGTTTGGAAGAGGTGACTCAGTGTCATAGTAAAGCCAGATAAGTTTTAAATAAATGCCCACTTCCTCATTGGTCAAAAATGAGGTGTCTTTGATGAAATCACCAATGTGATGTTGATAATAGTGCATTAAATGCTCCGCGTATCTCCCTGAAAAGAAACTATGGCAGGAGGGGAGTTCTCTTTTCGAAAGGGGGATCAATCCCTTTCTAGCCCAGTTTCAAAATATTCTAACCCATTAACTTACAAAAATTCCAGAACCTCTAATTTTGTTACATCTTTTGCAAACAGGCACAACTTCCAAAGGTTTGTTGTAATCCCTGTGGTCATAACATTTAGCTGGTGCTCCACAATCAACACAAATTAAATTTTTTAATTCAGGCAAAATTTTATCCTTTATGGCTTTTTTAACCAAAAGACTGGCTTTTCTGCCTCCAGTTCTTTTTCCTTTTTCATCTGTACATTTAAAACAAAAAATTGCCCTAGAATCTCGCATTTCTATGTTTACATTACAAATTGCACAAAATTTAGCCATTTTTAGAATCTTGGGGTTTTATCAAACCATTCAGGTTTTAAGACTTTCAGTTGCCAAATCCTGCCCTCTGGAATTTTTTTCCATTTGTGCACACTCTGTCTTTCCACTCCTAATAGTCTTGCTAACTTAGAAGCAGAACCAGCTAATTCAATTGCTCTTTGTTTTTCCATGTTGTAATTGTAAGACATAACTTACATAAAAGCAACACATTTAAATATTTTTTGTAAATTGTGGTTATTTAGTCAGATTTGGCTTACACTTAATTTATCAGGACAGCAACTGATATTTTTAAATTAAGACTAAATTAAGGAAACATTATGAGCAATAGATCATTTTATGAACCAGATGGTGACTATGATGAAGACCCTGAGATTGCAGAATTAAGGGCTAAGGATTTTTTTGAAAAGCAGTATAGAAGTCATTATTTTGCACATCCACACTGCCAAGACCCAGATCACCCAGGATGCCCAAATTGCGAACCAGAGGACTTTGAAGATGACAATTAAATTCAGAAAAGGGAATATTAATCCCACAACCAAGACATTTCCTAGAACATTAGCTGAGGCATTTCCTGAGAATCCAGAGCCAAACTTTGAAAATGAAGGGTTTGACAAAGAAGACAAGATGGTAATAACAGCTTGCATTATTATTTCAATTATTTTATTTATTTTAATTACATGGGGAACATTATGACTAATCAAGGTGGAAAGTTAATAGCAACAGCATTTGTGAAAGCACAAAAAGAGTTTGGACCGGCTCTTAAATCTAGCACTAACCCACACTTTAAATCCAAGTATGCAGACCTCTCAGCCTGTGTGGAGGCTGTAATTGATGCATTAAACAACAATGGCATAGGTATGATGCAAAAGTTATATGAAAATGCAACTGGGGTGAGTGTAGAAACTATATTCTTGCATGAGTCTGGGGAGACTTTGGAATGTGGTGTTTTGCATGTACCAGCAAGTAAACAAGACCCACAGGGTTATGGCAGTGCTTTGACCTATGCAAGGCGTTACTCCCTGATGAGTGCTTGTGGCATTGCCCCAGAAGATGATGATGGCAATATGGCATCCAGAAAGCCAGAGCCAAAATCAAATGTAAATGAATCTGAAATGGCTGATTGGTTAGAGGCTATAGCTCAGAGCCAAGATTTGCCTGAGTTGCAGAAAAACTTTGTTAAAGCTATTTCAGCAACTGATGGTGATAAACCTTGGCAACTCAAAGTAATTGCTGTAAAAGACAAAATGAAAAAGAAATTGGAGGCTAAATAATGGAAATAGAACAAGGCACAGATGAGTGGTTTCAGGTTAGGCTTGGAAAGGTCACAGCATCAAGAGTTGCAGACATAGTAGCCAAAACCAAATCAGGTTATTCCACAAGCAGGGATAACTATATGGCTCAATTGCTATGTGAGAGGCTTACAAACAAGCCTGGTGAGTCTTTTAGCAACTCTGCTATGCAGTGGGGAACTGAAACTGAGCCATTGGCTAGGGCGGCATACGAGGTCAAATACAACTGCATGGTTAACCAAGTAGGATTTGTCCAGCATCCCAGAATTGAAATGTCTGGTGCAAGTCCAGATGGTTTGGTTGATGGGGGATTGTTGGAGATTAAATGCCCAAACACAGCCACACACGTTGACACTTTGTTATCTGGCAAAGTGCACAGCAAGTACATTACCCAAATGACATGGCAAATGGGTTGCACACAGACTAACTGGTGTGACTTTGTGAGCTATGACCCCAGGATGCCTGAGAATCTTCAACTTTTTTGCAAAAGAGTTGATTTGGATCAAGCATATTTGGCTGAATTAGAGACTGAAGTAATCCAATTTCTAAAAGAGCTAGAAGATAAAGTAAATAAATTAAGGAACTTAAATGTCTAAAGTAATATCAGAACTTAGCACCATTGTTGGCACATACACAGACAAGGATGGCAACAAAAAGAACAAATATCATAGGCTTGGGTCTATTATTGATACACCACAAGGTCACATGCTTAAAATAGATTCAATTCCAGTTTGTGACCCTCCTTGGTCTGGTTGGGCATGGATTAATCCTCCAAAGGAGAGAACAATTAGCTTTGACAAAAAGGATGATGACATAGGATTTTAAGGTTTTGGGAGGTAATGAGGGTTAGCTCCTCATGTTTTAACAATAATCATAGTCGATTATTGGAGAATGGAAGTTGTACAAACACTGCTTTATGTGAGCCTCCCAATTTATATTTACATTAAGGAAAAATTATGAAACAAATTACGATTTTTGA